ATGTGGTTATATCGTTTAAAGCCTATATTTTCGTTCTAGAGCAGCAATAACCTTTGCTTATAAGTTTATCCGCTTGGGTGACTCTGTTCTCACAAGCCAAAATATTAGTATATATCACTATAATTAAAATTTAGCAAAGATTTGGCGAGATGACAATATAAAGGCGTATGACGAAGCTAAAAGCATTGCTAGGGGAAATCTATTAGAACTAGCTGAAAGTGCCTTAGCGAGCAAACTGACAGTCAGAACGCTAAAAGAAACAGAAACAATCTATGACGCTGACGGAAACGTTGAAAAAGTAAAGGTTAAAGAAAAAGAGCTGGACAAAGATAGCTTAGTAGCAATGATGGTTGCTAAGGCTGGAAACCCTGAACTTTATAACCCTACTGAATGGCGGAGATTGCAACAGGAAGAATCAAGCTCTCATGACCTTAAAGCTAAAATCGAAGAACTTGATGACTATAAACTAAGTAAGTATAAAACGCCAGAAATTGAAGTTCCAGAGGGGTTTGAATGATTGAATTAAATAAAATTTACAACGAAGATTGTTTACAAGGTATGAAGAAAATTCCAGACGGTAGTGTTGATATGATTTTTGTGTGATTTGCCATACGGAACGACCGCTTGTACATGGGACGAAATTATTCCTTTCAAACCATTGTGGGAGCAGTATGAGAGAGTTATTAAGGATAACGGAGCGATAGTTCTAACAGCTAGCCAACCGTTTACGAGTGCATTAACCATGAGCAACCCAGATTTATTTAAGTATGAGTGGATATGGGAAAAGAATAGGACAGTAGGTTTTTTAAATGCTAAGAATGCACCACTAAAGAAACACGAGAGTGTGTTAGTATTTTCTAAAGGAACAATCGCAAATGGTAGCAAAAGAAGAATGAACTACTTTCCGCAAGGGTTGAAAGTGATAAATAAAGTTAAAAATTCAGTTAAACAAAACAACGATACGGTGGTAGGGAGCAGACCAAGCAGAGACAAACCATATATTGCTAAACATTCTGGATATCCTAACAGTATTTTGAATTTTAATAACGAGTCAAAACAACTCCACCCAACGCAAAAACCGGTAGCACTATTTGAATACCTTATTAAAACATACACAAATAAAGGCGATACGGTATTAGATAACTGCATGGGTTCAGGTACAACAGCGATTGCATGCCTAAATGCTGAACGAAATTTTATTGGCTTTGAATTAAACGAAGAATATTATAATATGTCTTTAAAAAGAATATCTGAAAACGAATAGAAAGAACAGACCATGTGTAGACATAATTTAACTATTTTAGAAAGAATTAGCGGCGGAGATTATCCATGTTACTTAGAGAAGTGTATCAAATGCCATAAGAAGTTCAAAGTTATTTATAACACATTTGGAAAAGATTTTCCTATTAGTTTGGAAGAAGTATAATATGTATTATTTAAATAAAATGTTGGAATACAACAAAGAAAATGGCATTATTATTAATAAGTACATTCGCAAGACTATTCAGAAGCAAATACGCATTCATAATAAGTATATTTATCGCTATGACCGTGTTACACAAGCTATTGAATGGATACAAGATAACTTCTATTTGACTACTGGTAACCTGGTGAAGATTGAGCTACTACCAACGCAGCGCTGGTGGTACGAGTTAATGCTTGGTTATGATATGGTTGATGAAAAAGGCGTTCAGGTCAATCTAGTTAATGAAATTTTCCTTAATCTAGGGCGTGGTTCTGGTAAATCAAGTTTAATGGCTACGCGCGTGCTTAACTGGATGATTTTAGGCGGACAATATGGTGGAGAGAGCTTAGTTATTGCGTACGATAACACACAGGCTAGACACGTATTTGACCAAGTTAGGAATCAAACGGAAGCCAGCGATACATTAAGGGTGTACAATGAAAACAAGATTTTCAAGAGTACGAAACAAGGGCTAGTGTTTACTTCTTTTAAAACTACTTTCAAAAAGCAAACAAATGATACTTTACGAGCGCAAGGTGGTAACAGTTCACTCAATATATTTGACGAAGTTCATACCTATGGCGAAGATATAACAGAATCAGTCAATAAAGGTTCACGACAAAAACAAGATAACTGGCAAAGTATTTATATCACTTCTGGCGGACTTAGACGAGACGGTTTATATGATAAACTTGTTGAACGCTTCAAATCAGAAGAAGAATTTTACAATGATAGGTCGTTCGGATTGCTTTACATGCTAGAAAATCATGAGCAGGTCAAAGATAAAAAGAATTGGACTATGGCATTACCGCTTATTGGTCATGTTCCTAAGTGGTCAGGAGTTATTGAGGAGTATGAACTTGCGCAAGGCGACCCAGCGTTACAGAATAAGTTTTTAGCGTTTAATATGGGGTTGCCTATGCAGGACACAGCTTACTACTTCACTCCACAAGACACTAAACTAACAGAATTTAACTTATCTGTATTTAATAAAAATAGAACTTATGTCGGAATTGACCTATCCTTAATTGGCGATTTAACCGCTGTGTCGTTCGTTTGTGAGTTAGAGGGTAAAACTTACAGTCATACACTTACTTTCTCTGTACGGTCTCAATATGAGCAACTAGACACAGAACAGCAAGAACTATGGACTGAATTTGTTGACAGAGGCGAATTAATCTTACTTGATACGGAATACATTAATGTAAATGACTTAATACCATATATCAACGACTTTAGAACCAAGACAGGGTGCAGACTTAGAAAAATCGGTTATGACCCAGCACGATATGAGATTTTAAAAGGGTTGATCGAGCGTTATTTCTTCGATAAAGACGGAGATAACCAAAGAGCAATTCGACAAGGTTTCTCAATGAATGACTATATTAAGTTATTAAAATCTAAGTTAGTAGAAAACAAACTTATCCATAATCAAAAAGTCATGCAGTGGGCTTTAAATAATACTGCTGTTAAAATCGGACAAAGTGGGGACTATATGTATACTAAAAAACTTGAAAAAGATAAAATAGACCCTACTGTTGCTTTGACAATGGCTCTAGAAATGGCAGTGTCAGATGAAGTATAACGTTGACACAGTCCGAGAAAGTGGTTGGTATAATAAAAAAGAATGGCTGGCAGTCCGTGATTATGTAAGACAACGTGACAAAATGACTTGCGTAAGATGTGGCGCATTCGGTGCTAAAAAATACGAAGTAGACCATATTATAGAACTAACTTGGGAAAATCTTGATGATTGGAAAATAGCGCTGAACCCTGATAACCTACAACTCCTTTGTAAGTCTTGCCATAACAAGAAGACAAGCGAGTATAAACGTGGGAAAGGTGTGAGTTTATGGTAGAAAGGGGAAAAATTGAACTTATTCGGAAAAGTGGTATCATTTTCACGTGGAAAGCTAAACAATGATACTCAAAGAGTTACAGCGTGGCAAAATGAAGCAGTAGAATATACAAGTGCCTTTGTGACTAACATTCATAATAAAATCGCTAATGAAATAACAAAAGTAGAATTTAATCATGTTAAATATAAAAAATCTGATGTCGGTTCTGACACTTTGATTAGTAAGGCAGGTTCTGATTTAGATGAGGTCCTCAATTGGAGCCCTAAGGGCGAACACAATAGTATGGAGTTTTGGCAGAAAGTAATTAAAAAGTTACTATGCACGCGCTATGTTGACCTGTACCCTATATTTGACAGTGAAACGGGCGATCTAGCAGACTTACTCTTTGATAATGATGAAGAAGAATATAAACCTGAAGAATTAGTAAGGCTTATCAGTCCTTTTTATATCAATGAAGACACAAGTATTTTAGACAATGCTCTAGCTAGTATACAAACTAAGCTGGAACAAGGTAAATTGCGGGGTTTGCTGAAGATTAATGCCTTTCTTGATATTGATAATACACAGGAGTACCGAGAAAAAGCACTAGCAACAATAAAGAACATGCAAGAGGGTTCGAGTTACAACGGTTTGACGCCAGTTGATAACAAGACAGAAATTGTAGAACTTAAAAAAGATTACTCTGTTTTAAATAAAGATGAAATTGACCTTATTAAATCTGAACTTTTGACAGGTTACTTTATGAATGAAAATATTTTGCTTGGTACTGCTACGCAAGAACAACAAATTTATTTTTACAACTCTACTATCATTCCTTTACTGATTCAACTTGAAAAGGAACTGACTTATAAACTGATTTCAACAGGCCGCAGACGAATAAATAAGGATAATTTATATTATGAACGCATAATCGTAGATAACCAGC